TTTTGGAAATATCTAAATGGAGTACCTTTTATACAAAGTTTAATTTCTGAAAATAGACCTAAAGCCAAAGATTTATTACGGGATGCCGGTGGTAAGATAATAATTGATATTACAAAGCCACACATTTTGGAAGATATGGACTTTTTTAGAAAGACCGCTATCCATTATCAGCAGACTGGTAAACTTACGGATTTAAGACCTAATGCTAATTATAACTCAGATTTTTGTAAATGGGTGAGGGAAGAAGTCTCTAGGTGTTTCTATGGCTATGTAAGAGAAAGTGACGGAGAGTGGATTACTGGAGATTATTATTTCTTTCTTAATTATTGTCCAATATTAATGGCTAAGAAGGAACAAGATACCAAAAGTAAAAAAGCCTTACGTGTTATAGATTTCCCGTCTGTCTGGGAAGGCCATTACTTATTATTCCATTATTTAAATATAGCAAGGGAGTCTGGCCATCATGCAATGGAATTAGCAAGGCGTGGTGCCGGTAAATCTTATGGGGGTGCGGCATTATTAGCTAAAAGGTTTATATTAGGGGAAAGCAGGGAAGTTAATAAATTAGTGCAATGTGTTGTTACAGCCTCTGAAAAAAAATATTTATCCGGAGCAAATCAAGTGCTAGATATGTTTCAATCGTATATTGATTTCTGTGCTGATAATACACAATTTCCATCTAAAAGACTAATAAGTGCTCCTAGAGACTTGCAATGGACTATGGGATATTTAGATTTAAATAGTGGTACGAAAAAAGGTACTTTAAATTCTGTTGTGGGTATTACATCTAAAGACGATGAATCTAAGCTACGTGGTTCTAGAGGTGTACTATACTTAATTGAAGAGATGGGTAGTTTTCCTAGACTACTATCTTTGTATAATATTTTAAGACCTTCCGTAGAAGATGGTGAAAATGTGTTTGGTACTATATTTTTGTATGGTACAGCCGGAGATGATGCTTCTGACTTTAGTGCTGCCCAAGAAATGATGTATAACCCCAAAGGTTATAACATACAGTCTTTACCTAATGTTTTCGATTTAGTTGGTCAGGGGAAAAAAGACTTTACCTTCTTTTTCCCCGGGTATATGAATAGAGCTAATTGTTATGATGCTAATGGAAATTCAGATGTAATAAAAGCTTTGTATGAGATATGTAAAGATAGGTATATTACTAAATATAACAGTACGGACAGTAATACTGTAACTAAACGTATTTCAGAAATACCTATAACCCCTCAAGAAGCTATTATTAAATCTAAGGGAAATATGTTCCCAATCACAGATTTAACTAATAGATTAAATCAGATAGATTCTAATCCTAAGTTCTATGATACAACTTATATTGGAAACTTAGTATTAAAGAACAATACGGTGGAATTTGAAATATCTAATGCCATCCCTATAAGAAATTTTCCTTTAAAAGATAATAAATATGAGGGAGCTATTGAAATATGGAAAATGCCAGAAAAAGATAAATCCGGCTCTGTATTTTCAGATAGATATATTTTAGGATATGACCCAGTGGATGATGACGAGTCAAACACTTTATCTTTAACAAGTTGTTTTGTTTTAGATTTATTTACAGACCAAATAGTGGCTGAATATACTGGTAGACTTTCTACTGCGGACGCTTGCTATGAAATAGTACGTAGGTTATGTATATTTTATAATGGAAAATGTTTATATGAGAGTAATAAAAAAGGTATATACCCATATTTCAATAAATATAATTGTTTATATATGTTAGCTGATACTCCACCATATCTTAGGGATAAATCTATAATTAAAGATATAGGTTTAGGAAATAAATCTAAGGGAGTGAATGCCACGGCTGCCGTAAATGCTTATGCTAATAATAGAATAAAGGATTGGTTAATAAAACCTTATTCTTACAAGGAAATTGATGGTGACAATGTAGTTGAGCTTACTACATTTAATCTTTATAACATAAATAGCAGAGCCCTTATACAAGAGCTTATAGCTTTTAATCCTGAGATAAATGTAGATAGGGTAAGAGCTTTAGGTATGTTAATGCTATATAGGGAAGAGCAGTTAATATTGGGAGGAGGGGAGTATAGGAGTACTAGTGAAGAAAAGGATTTAAATGAAGACCCTTATTTTGTAAGAAACTATAAACCACATAGAAAGGTATAATAAAAATAGTATTATAGTTGAAGATAGTTCAATCAAATATTATTTTTGTATAAAATTATAAGGATATGGCTAATATAATAAATTTCCCTAGACAGATGCTTCCATATACTAAAAAAACAAAACAGTGGATGGAAGACTGCGTTAGATGGGCACAAAATAAAACATATTTTAATTTCGCTTTAGTTAGAAATACTATAATCCATAAAAAGATTAATGCAGATTTAATTAATGGTAAACTGCATATGTCTGATTTAGAGTTAATTTTAAATCCTGACAATTTAAATGCGGGCTATATTCCAGATAGAATCCAGCATTACCCAATCCTGAATAGTAAGCTTAATGTGCTTAGAGGTGAGGAATCTAAGAGACTATTTGATTTCAGATTAATTGTAACGAACCCAAATGCTGTAAGTGAGATAGAAGAAAATAAATTAAAAGAACTCGTTCAATCCCTACAAAGTATAGTACAAAACCAAGAGCTCTCCGAAGAGGAAGCACAGAAAGAGTTAGAGAAGGTAAATGACTACTATAATTATGAATGGCAGGATTTAAAGGAGATAAGGGGAAATGCCTTTTTAAATCATTATATTAAAGAGTATAATATACCATTAATGTTTAATAATGGTTTTATGAATGCCATGACCTTTGGAGAAGAAATATACCAATGTGATATTATTGGTGGAGAACCTGTAATTGAGCCTTTGAATCCATTGAAGGTAAGGGTATTTAAATCGGGATATTCAAATAAGATAGAAGATGCTGATATTATAATTATAGAGGACTATTGGTCTCCTGGAAGAGTTCTAGATACCTTTTATGACTCTCTTACAGATAAGGATATAAAATACATAGAGTCTGTTCCAGACCATGTTGGGCAGGGTGAAGTTGATAATATGGATAATTTGGATGCTAGATATGGCTTTGCTCCTAAATCTATGATTGATGATGTAGTGTCGGATAATCAGGAATTTTTCTTTGACCCTGCTGGGGCTATTGGAGATGGCTATAATAACTCATTATTGCCTTATGATGTTGCTGGGAATCTTAGAGTGCTTAGGATTTATTGGAAATCTAAAAGAGCTATTAAAAAAGTAAAATCATATAACCAAGAAACAGGAGAGGAAATATATGAGTTTTATCCTGAAAATTATGTGGAAGATAAGGAAGCCGGAGAAGAGGTAACTAAATTATGGATTAATGAAGCTTGGGAAGGCACTATGATTGGAGATTCAGTGTTTATAAATATGGGACCAAGGACAGTACAATATAATAGGGCAAGTAATCCTTCAAGATGTCATTTTGGTATAATAGGGTCAATATATAATTTCAATGACTCTAAGCCTTTCTCTTTTGTTGATATGATGAAGCCTTATGCTTACCTGTATGATATTATCCATGATAGGTTAAATAAGGCAATAGCTGCTAATTGGGGTACAATGTTTGAGCTTGATTTAGCCCAAGTACCTAAAGGTTGGGAGATTGATAAATGGTTATATTATGCTAAAGTAAACCATCTTGCTATTAAAGATTCCTTCAAACAAGGAAATATAGGCGCAGCAAAAGGAGTAATGGCTGGTAATTTTGCATCTAATTCTAGAGGTGTGATTTCTACAAATGATGGTAATTACATACAGCAACAGATTAATTTATTGGAATTTATAAAAATGGAAATGTCTGAAATAGTTGGTATTTCTAAACAACGTGAAGGACAGATAAGCAATAGAGAAACTGTTGGTGGTGTAGAAAGGGCTACCTTACAATCTAGTCACATTACAGAATGGCTCTTTACAATTCATGATGATATTAAAAAAAGGGTTCTTACAGCTTTTTTAGAGACAGCTAAAATAGCCTATAAAGGCAGGAAAATAAAGTTTGACTATATACTTCCTGACAAATCATTAAAGATGATGGAAATTGACGGAGATGAGTTTGCCGAAGCTGACTATGGCCTAGTAGTAGATAATGACGAAGGTACACAAAAATTAAATTCGCAATTAGATACTTTAGCCCAAGCTGCTTTACAAAACCAAATATTAGATTTCTCTTCTATAATGAAATTATATTCCTCTTCAAGCATGGCTGAAAAACAGCGTATGGTAGAAAAGAAGGAACGTGAGCTAAAGGAAAGCCAATCTCAGGCACAGAAACAGCAAGAAGAATTGCAGAAGCAATTGGTAGAAAAAGAAATGAAGCAAAAGCAGGAAGAGCTTTCAGCTAGAGAGGCTTGGAATATTAGAGATAATGAAACTAAAATAATGGTGGCACAACTTAATGCTGGCAATAATTCGGAGGATGGTATCTCTGAATCTTCTACAGACCTTTCTAAGCAGGAATTGTTAGAGAAAATAAGGCAATTTGACGCAAAACTAGCTTTGGAGAAAGATAAATTAAATTTTCTAAAAGATAAACAGTTGGAAGATGCTAGTATAAAAAGAAATTCTATAAACAATAAATTTACTAATAAAAAATGAATATAATAAGAAATTTAGTCCATTCAATTTTAGAACCTGCACAAAAAACAGGCGTTGGATGGTTATACCCTAATAATGACGGTACTTTTAAATTAATGTTTTGGGGTAATAATGCTTGGGTAGAAATTACTGATGGCTATGTTACCTTTGAAGAATTAATGACCATATTACCTCAATATGTAGCTGGACTATATAAAGTTAAAGGTACAATATCTTTTGATGAGCTTCCTGTTGTAGAAATGAAAGTCGGTGATGTGTATAATATTGCTGATGCCTTTATTACAGATGATAGGTTTAAAGAGGGTGCTGGTTTAAGTTATCCGGCAGGTACTAATGTTGTGTGGGTATCTCCAGATTTTGACAATGAGTCAAAATGGGATGTATTGGCTGGAAATACTGACCTATCAATATATCAGACAATTGAAGAGGCTACATTAGAAACGGATTCTAAAGAAATCCCCGGAGCTATAAATGAGCTTTTAGAAAAAATTAAAGATTTAAATAGGTCTTTATATCCATTAACAGCACGAATTAGTTGTGTCCCATCTTTAGTAAAAAAAGGAAATTCTGTTACTGTAATTACTAATTGGTCAACTACGGTAAATAATATTGAGGTAATCCCTGATACCCAAGCTATTAATGGTATAATTATTCCTTCTACTATTAAACATGGTAGTAATGTAAATGTTAATGACACTACATTATACACTTATGGGGCTACTTATGATACTATGACTGTAGTGGCTACCGCTACTGTAACCTTTGTATACCCTGTATATTGGGGTTTAGTACTTTCAGATGATGTTATTACAGCTGAATCAATACAGGGAATGTCTGAAGTTATTAAATATAAAGACGCTCCTTATATAGCAAGTAATAGAACATTCACAAATCAGGAGGATGTATATGCCTATCCTTCCTATTATGGAGATTTAACTTCTATAAAAGACCAAAATAATTTTGAACAATTAAGTGGTTATACTAAAACAACCATATTATTGACAGTTGGTAATAATGAAAGTATACAGTATAATGTATATAGAAAAAATGAACCAGCTACTAATATAAATATGACATTAACATATAAAGTTTAAAGGTATGAGTATAAAACAGAATCAGGGTTTTTTATTGCAATCTCCTGTGCCAACAGTACTTCGTGATGCTGTTGATACTATTGTAGATTTAAAGAATATAAATGACAATTATTATCCAGATAATTATATTGTATTATGTAATGAGGATAATACAGTGTATCTATATACAAAGAGTAATAGTATAGATGCTATTACCGGTAAATGCAGAAAGCTAGTTAAGCCGGAAACTCCCTTTGATGCTTTCCCTATCGAAAGTAACACATCAGCTGTTTATAGTGACGGATTATATAAATGGTTTAAGGGCTATGGAGATTGGGACTTGGGTAAAACATATACTTATAAGACACCTAATGGTACTAGGGCATCTTTGGTTAAAAGATATGACCATAAAGGTGTTACTTCTCCAACTCAAGATAGCGTTTTTGTTACATATGATGCCACTTATAGTCCTTATACATCTAAAACTATTCATTATGATTGCACAGGAACGAGAAATACGGACTACTATGCTGTTTTCTGTGCTCCGTCCTCTTCTGCTGGTGCTATAAAATTTGACTTTACTGTCAACACCTTATCTGGTAGCA